GTTTCACCGGATGATACGGATACAGATCCATCTCCACTGGCATTTGTTGTAATACTAAGTTCTTTCTGTACCGTATATCGTAAATCATAAGATGTTGATACAGGATTCTTCAATGTATAAGGAACGGATTTTGGCAATCTAAAAACTAAACCAGATTGTCCAACAGAAGTTAAGGTGCTTTTAGATTTTATTGTTGAAACAGTAGTTGAAACTGAACCCACAATACTATCACCAACACTCGGCGTTTCCTTTGTATGGTCATGCTTAAAAGCATAAAGTGTGGCACTAACTGGATTCCAATAAGCAACTGTTGCAGTTCTTCCAGATGTTGTATGAGTAATCAATTCCGCAACTTGGAATGTCCCTAATGAAACAGGAGCATTATATTCTGTTAATACATGAGCAGAATAACTAGATCCATATCGAATCCCACCAGTAGAATTAAGTGTATAAGATCCAGACATTGCAACTTTGGATACCCATAATTTATAGATAGCACCCGTGGCAATATCACCCGCAAGATAATCAATGCCAACAACAGTAGCAGTTCCTATTTGAGTAGCAGAAACATTAGCAGGATCATTATCATTATAAAGATTAATTGTTGCTTGACTATGAATATCAAAATACCCAACAATATCCGAAATAATAATATATTGACCAAATTCAGGTCTTAGTGTAATATCGGTATCTTTAATGTGAGAAGCAGTTCTTGCCTTATCAATAACAAGTTTAGTAGAAGCAATTTTATCTACTTCAAACCCACTGATATACGCTTTTCCTGGTGACACATCAACTACTAATTTAGAAATGTCACCACTTGGATAAACACCACCATTATTATTAGATTTAAGATGTTCTTTAATTATTGGTTCTAAACCATCAACAACATAGTTCCCAGATTCGTCAAAGGTTCTACGAGCAAGAGATTTCTCTAATTCGGTATATTTTGGATTCAAAGCATGTTCTGTTAATATACCAGCAGCATATCTCATAATCTCGACATAATCATCTGCAACGGTTACACCAGTTTCTAATGTTGTTAGAGTAAGAGTAATTTTTAATCTATCAGCACCAGGAGCATTATAATTATAAGATCCATTAGCATTGTCTAATAAAGTTTCATCTGTATTAGTATTAACAACTTCTTCTGTAATTTTTAGTAATACTTTACAATCAGGAGAAGAATCATATTTGGATAATATTGTTGTTTGTGGTAATACTGAAACGAATGTACCATTTACATAATAAACCCCAGAGTTTATAAATGCAAGTGAACCCACACCAGTAGCACTAGATGCTATTAAAGTTGCACCAATAGAAGTGGACGCGACAGTAACTTCTTCACCATCTATAAACGATACTGCACCAGTAGCAGAACCTGAAGTATACGAGAGGTATAGTGTATCAGAATCTGTTAGAGTAGCGGCTGCTGAATGTTTAACAATGGCAGTCAACCCCGAAGTTGTGCCTACAAGAGTTTTACCAATAAATGTGGTAAGATCAAGTGCCAACCCACCATAAGTAGGTAGTAGTTTGATATAAGGTACTGCCAAGTCGCTAAGGGAATTACCAGGAATTACCACAGAACCTTGTCTAAAAACATGATTACCAAACTTCTTTGTTTGATCTCTTAATATAGATTGAAGTTGATTTAGTTCTCTTGTTTGTACAGCAAAACCAGGTTTAAATAATATTTGATGAAAGTTCTTATCTTCATCAAAATCATCGAAATATGGATCAGCATTTAAATTAATTGTCATATTGATAATTACTCTTTAAATTGATATTAACTATATTTATACCTTAAAATTTAATATAAGATCTAAATATAACTGCTTGTTGTTCGGATGAAGTGAAAGCAGATCTGTTATCCACGATTAACATATCACCAGAGAATTTATTAATACTAGGATCGATGACATCACTTATAGTACACACATCTTCACTTGACGGATTAACTAAAACATTTCCCACTGTAGGAACAGAACTATCCTTAGATTGTAATAATATTTGAGTGCTTGTAGATGTAATCACATTAAAGGTTTTAGTTCCTGATACAAGAACCATATCTTCTAATACATTAGTGACAGTTGGTGCGGTTACTAGGAAACATCCAGATCCAAGTAACACATTTAATTTGGATGATGAATCATAAGTTTCAACATCTTTAATTAAACCATATTGTCTATATTGATTATCTACAAGCAATCCTTGATTACTTTCATTTTCAAGTGAACTATAAAAACACAATATGTCTGATAATAATTCTGATGGAGCATTACTTCCGTGACCACCTATTGGTGATATAATTGCTCTTCCTGTACCACCAGTACCATCACCAGTGATAACAATATTAGCATAAGAATATCCAGTACCATAACTAGATAAGTTTATATTAGTAATAACACCATTCAAAATTTCAACAGTGCCAACAGCACCAGTCCCATCGCCAGAGATAGCAACACTAGCAGTAGTATAACCAGAACCACCATTTGAAACAACCGCATAACTTAAAGCACCTTTTACAGCAGATAATTCTACGGTAGATTGCTGGGTATCTAAGTTACCAAATGCTAGATCTAAAACAATATTAACACCAGAACCAGCATCTGAAGGTCCTTTAGTAACAATTAAATTAGCGTAAGTATAACCATACCCAGCATCATTAATTATAATATCTGTGATCTGTCCCGAATTGAATACAAGACTTATATCAGCACCATCACCATCACCATCAATTGAAACATAAGTTTCCTCTGGTAAATAACCTGATCCAGAATCTAGAATAGTATAAGCAGATATTGTGCCGTTACTATAATATTGATTCTTAACAGATTGTGTGATGGGAAAATACCCCGATCCTTGGAATTTATTTCTTAGAGTTAATGGTACATATGCCATAAATTTCCATACATAACCATCAGAAGTTTCTATATAACCAATAGAAGTTCCTGTTGGTTGTATAGTAGAAGCAACACCATTATTATTAAAGATACATTTATAGACATAATAATCATCGGTAAGTACATAATACTTAGCAGTATTCAATGAAGTAGCACCAGAAGTGCTTGGATTAATTACACTAATATTATCATCATACATATCATAAATTGCGTTAAACGTCCACACATTTTCATTTACAACATAAGAAACATCTTGCAAAGAAGTTTGTTTAGTCGAAATGATATTATTTCTAACATCATTAGTGTAAGATATATTAGTTTCTACGGCAGGTGGATCTAGTTCACTTGTCCAAGGTAGAATTTGTCCCACAAAGGTATGATAGATAGATTTACGACTTTGAATATCTTCATAAATCGTTCTTGCTATATTATGGTGGAATAATGGTGTAATTGATGCACTCATAATTTCTCTCTATTCGTAATAATTAAGATACTGTAATAGTCCAAGAAATAGTCATAGTATCTGCCGCGTCTTTTGTTACAACACCAAATACTGTTCTACATAACATAGTTCCAGCAGTCACATCATTAAAGATACCAGCTTCTACAATAGAACCAGTACCAACTCCAGGCGCAAATGCGGAAGTATAAGTGATAGTGTTATCGACAACAACACTTGAACCTAATACTGTTCTACCCAATTCAGATATTAAAGTTGTTTGACTTGTGCTTGTTGCAGTAGCATCACTACCAATGGCCATATGACTCATTAATACTGGTGTATCAGAACCCATTCTAGAAACTATCCAATCTCTACCAGATTGCACGACTAGATTTGGTACAAATATTTTTTCTTTTAATTTACCAGCAGCATCAAATATTTTGATTGATACTTCACCCGTAGATTTTACAACTTCTTGCATATTCATTTATGTTATTCCTATTTTTGTATTTAAAATGTTCCTACTCTAGAATCAGTATATTCTTCAGCAAAATAATCAAGAGCATAAGGATTTAAATCAATAAACCCATCTTCTATTGTATTTATATTATATATTTCTGATATAGATTTATCTTGTCCAAATGATACACTATCTGTTGTAGATACATTATCGGATAAAGGTTTGAAATATAATACAACCATAATATCTGAAGTATCGACAGCATCATATAATCTATCATTAAAGTAATTTAATAATAATTTGATAGAAGTAGAAGCATCAATTATATTATTAATATTAATCTCACCAAACATTATCATACCAGCGGGATGTACTGATTGTTTTACCAGATTTTCATAAGTAGAGAAATCGATTGGTGATTTAATTACATAAGAATATGGTTGATAATAATATCCATCTTGTACATATATGCCATCCGATAAAAATCCTTTATTGGATGTATATGCCCCCTTATATTTTGATACAGGATTTGATGTAAATTCTATTATTGCTCTTGATGGATATGCTATAGCATCATTAACAGGATCTACAGAAATCTCCATGTTAATGTTATTCACATCATTTTCATTAGGCACATATTCAGTACCAAAGGCAATTGGTGTATCAGAATTTAATTGAATATATCCATTATCATGAGTATAGCAAGTTTCATATATATCTGTTATAGTTGCTATAAGAGGATCTGATGGATCAGGGTATGTATTATAATCATATCCTTTAGGTATTATTTGGATATTATAAGTATCTGGATAATCAGTACCAAATTCAATAAAATCTATATCTAAGATACCACTATTAGCATCAACTGCTGTTACTTTAATTCTTGTATTAGTACCATCATGATCATTAATGGTAATAAATTGTCCAACCTTAAAGTTTCTACCCGATGATTTTATCTTAAACTTATTAAGTGCATTTTTAATGTTACCACTAAAAGTGTTATATGATATTACAGAATTTGGAGATATATTACCAATATATTCTTTTGATATAATAATTTCATGAACAGTGGCACTAACTTTTTTAACACGTTCAACATCAACTTTAATCTTTGTTCCTGTTGGTGTTGTAATTAATACAATATTACCAACGGAAATGAAAGGATCACCAGAAATAGTTTCAACAAATAAAGCATTCTGTTGATTCCATCTACCATCCGAAGCAATGAAAATTTGTTCTTTTGGTAGACCTATATCAATCTCTGTATTAAATAAAATTCTGAATAACAATTTGAATGAAGCAAGTGAACCTTTTGCTTGATATAATTGTACAATGTTTTTATATACATTAACCTTATTTGCTACTAAACCTCTTGCTAAACCTTCACCAATTTCTTTACGAACTAAATCAATAAAAGCATCTACAAGAAGATCAAGATCTTTATTTCGTAGCATATTATTAATAATGTCTGATGGATTTCCATCAACATTCAGAAAGTTATAATACTCCTTTAGAAACTCTACAAGTTGTTGAGCATCGCCAAGGAGTTGTTGAGGTATTAACTGCTCAACCTTGGAATGCTCAATATTTAACTTTTTTAAATTATCCATGTCTTGGGAATGTATTGTATGTTGAGGATGCTGTAGATCCTAGAACTGATATACTATCTTCTTCTCCTGCAACGTTAACACCGGGCAAACCATCAAGTCCAGTTGTGAAATCGATAGAAACCAATTGATTAAACTTAGGAGCAATATCATTTGAATCTGGACTACAATATATTAAAATATCATCCGTAGATTCTATGATAATCGAAACTATACTAACAAGTCCTGTTGCTGTATTAATAATACCAGCCTGATTATTCACAATATTGTTTGTGACAGTATCCAATATTAATATCTTTCTAAAACCAACAGCCTCAGTTGCAATATCTGTGAACTTACAAGTAGTGCCTTCATAAGTAAAAGTACTTGATGTAATTACCTCTTCACTATTAATTGATGTGTATATTGGTGATGAAAATTTAAGATTATAATTAGATGTTAATCCTGTGATAGGAACTAAATGTTTATGCATTTTTAATCTGATTGTACTATTCAATATACCAGCATCAGTATTATCAATAAGACTAAGTATATTAGAATGTCTCAACACCCCATCATATTTTTCTAGGATTGTATTATTATAATCGTTTATTCCTTGTAAAACTAATGATTCTAGTTGCACTTTACTATTAGAACTTTCATTAGGATTAAATTTAAATAGCACATCCATTGTAACAAAAGTATAATCAGGATCAAGAAATTCGGGTGTAACTGATCCAATGTTTTTCAATTTTAATGTTTTATAAATGGTACGTTTTAAACGTTGAGAAAGATATTCAGAATCAATAGGTTTAATAGAGATATAAACTTTACCGTATACTGGAGGTTCCGCAGTTTCTCCACCCCATATAGAAATATCTTCAATAAAATCATATTCTGATAATAATAAAGATCTATAATCTTGTGCTGTTACTGCTCTATTTTGTGTTGAAAATACCTTTGGGGCATTATACTTAATAGAATTTATAGATTCAACATTAGTGCCTGTAGAAGTTCTAATGAATCCTGTTGCGGGTTGTACTACTATAGAAGTATATCCACCAATACTTGAATTGATAGTAAATGCTTTTGCACCATTACCATCCACACCATTAGTAGAAATATAAGACAGTTCGACTATTTGACCTATAGCAGGTTTATATCCAAGCACACCATCCCCAAAGTAAAACTCATATTCACCATAAGAGTTTTCTTGGATAAAATATACAAAGGATGTTGCTGTAATATCATTAATATTCTGAAAGAAATTATATGTTTGATAATCAGCAGATGTCAAAGATGATCTAACTCTAATACTTAAAGTTGAGGTGTCAATCTTCTTATCCGAAATTCTAAACTTTTGAAATTCATTACCAGTAACACGATATGTGATACTTTTTAATGCACCTTCTTTAGCAATAACAGAATCGTATGTATATTGATTATTAACATCTTTAGATGCTTTATGTGATACATTAGTTACGAATGTAAATTGTTTAGATCCGATTGCACCATTAAAGGTTGTACCTCTAGGTATTTGAAGTTCTGCTGGACCTTGTGAATCCCCTGTCACCACTAATTTCATATTAGCATCAGAACATCTAACGGATCTAGGAAGATATCCAAGGGATTTGGCATGAGAAACCACATTTTGTCTTAGTTGTGAAGAATCTAAGAAAGTTTCGTTTGCCGACATATGTGCTAATAATGCATTGTATTGTGTATTATATGCTAATACATCTAATAATACATTAAGACCCGAACCATCAAAATCATAGTCATTAAATTTATCTTGTGCTGATAAAAATATTTTTAGATTATCTTTTATCTGATCAAAGTCTAATTCTGTTACGTTCTTTATGGATGCCATGTTATCTTGTTCTCTCTAAGTATAAAGATATATCAACGATTTGTTGAGAATTAATTATCAATACTGTAACCGATATTGAAAGTGCATTTAAATCACTATCATCAGTAACAGTAACATCACGAACCACAACTCTAGGTTCATGATTTTTTATAGACCTTTTAATCTCTCCAACCATCAATGATATTGTAATAGGATTACTTGGTTCAAATAGAAACTGAGTAATGTTAGATCCAAAGTCTGGTTCGAAAGGTTTCTCGTTATAATTGGTTAATAATATATTACGAATAGAACTCTGGATTGCTGCAATATCCTTTATAGGAACAATATCACCATAACTAGGATGGGGTTTAAATCGTAAATCAAGATCTGAATAAGACTTAACTCTTGATACAATTTGTGAATCTTTTGTTATGTCAGAATTATCTGATAAGTTTAATGTACTCATGTCTTTATTTATATTCCTTTTTATTAACCACCAGCAAAAACATTTACCGAACCTGATGATATTGTATGATCAAAATGTTCATCAGAATTATACTTGTCACCTATTCTTCCAATGTTTTTACTATTTACAAATACAGTAGCACTATAGGTACTAAGAGTGGGTGCGTGATTCACTGCGGTTGCTGTGCAAGGATCTCCATCAGGATGTGAACCCATTGCATCACCCTTACCTACAGCACCTATACTATTAACAAGAACATCAGAACTACCAGCAGCAGATTTTTGAGTTGTCTCTTTATCCCATTTAAATTTAGTAGAATCGTTTGGATCACATGAAGTTCCTTGATCACCATCGGTGCATTTTACTTCACTAATACCACCCATCTTTGCTAAAGCAGCCATATTGATTACGCCTTAAAAATATTTACCAACCAAGTTGGTGTATTAGCGGATCTACCACCAGCACCCCAAAAAGAAGCTGCGGCAGGACTAACAGTATTA